CTCTGGACTGGTCTCAATGCCTTTCGTAGCCAGTAGGTATGAACCGCCTGCAATGACAAGCCCGACCACCGATGCGGCAATACCGACACGGATACTACCGCCGGGTATTCTTACATGGGGCCACTTAAATGTTATTGAGGGTGACCATCCCATCACTTTTGGTATCCCAAAACGAACATCTAAAGCTGGCATTTTCGGCTTTAAATGAGGCATAGTTGCGCCGGGTATTGTAAATATTTTTTTAAAAAAATTCATATTACCTCACACTTAACACTTAACACTTATCACACATATATATATAGTTATGTTGCTTTAGTTAATGTCTTCTCTGTTGGAATAGCAGCAGCGTTCTGCTGCTTATTAGCCCGATTAATAATGCCCATACCTGATTTGTTTATTTCGTAAACAAGATACTCAGCATCTGTACCTATTTCCTCATCAACAGTTGCGGCATATGCCTTTGCAAGGTCATAACTTGCCTTGGCGATAGTAATACTTTTAGTAGCACCGCCACTTCCAGCTATTGTAAATGTAATCCCCAAATCTCCGTCGGCCATGTTACGCTCCTTCTAATATTTCAACTCTAGTATTTAATTCTTGTAGTGCTTTAACAACTATAGCCACCAGCTTACCATCATCCATATGGTAGAACGATTCTTGCTCATTGACATCTTTAACAATCTCTGGTATAATGGCTTTAACTTCTTGTGCTATGAACCCTATATTTCTTTCACTATCTGCCGACAGTGACATATTACCATCATCTAGGTGTCCATCATGTCTATCAAAAGATTTAGGCTGTAGTTGTTTTATCTCAGCCATGCCGTAAGGTATTGTTTGTTGGTTAGTTTTAAGCCTTCCGTCTGAGATGGAGTTCCATCCAGAAGCGTAAGCATTACCGTCACCTTTAAATATAAATCTGGTAGTACTACCGCCGTTGGCTATCACTAACATATTAGTGTCGTCGTCAAGAACTTTTGTACCAGTACCGTCCGCTTCTGCGAACTGCATCCGCATCAAACCGTGTGATGAGGTAGCCTCTGAGGTTAAAGTGCTTGACGTACTCTCACCGCCATATACAAACAGACCGTATGTAATCGGGTAGCCACTCTCCCCAAGCACGTTCATTCTTAGGCCACCATCAGCCGCACCCATCTTTGAAAACTCAGCATAGGTGTCAGTTTCACATATAGTAGTCATACCATGTGCGACATCAGATGATTTGAACGCCAGTATCTCACCATCATTAGCAGCTTGGTCAATCGTAAGACCGTTAGCCGTCATCTCCATATGGTTGGTTCCAGAAATATCAAAATTAATCTGTGTGGTTGCGTCTAGCGTTATAGGATAAGAGCCGTGAATAAGAAGACCAACAGAAGCCCTCGTATCGTAGTCCATCTGGATTTCCATATAGCGAGTGTCTGCCGTGCTAAATGTCCAAGCAAGTCCTGTAGAGGCTGTGCTAGTACCACCACCTTTTAAGTAAATCCACTTACCATCGCCGTCTAATGTAATGTCGTCCTTAACCCTTAACGTCCCATCCAGTTGAGTTGCTCCGTTATCTACCCAGAGGGCAAACTTGTTAGTGATAGTGACGTTGCCATCGGCATCACTCGGAGCATCCTCTATCCATAAGGTCGCGCCGTTTGTAAATGTGAGAGTATTACTATCCCCTGCCCACGCTTGCGACCTGAGAGCCATAACCGATTGAGTGCCGACAGTAACATCGCCACCAGAGGCATTTGTCCAATTTACTGTTCCTTGCTCAAAATAAAGCGTAGAAGATTCTGCATTGGCGGCGGCTAACGTCGCTCCGGGTCTGATTGATATCAGGTTATTTGCCCCTGCGTCTCTGAATAAACCAATGGACGGCGTACTTCCAATAGTGAAAGCTGTTGTCGTGCCGAGTGTGGTTCCTTTACCTATAGTGAGAACATCAGCAGCATCTTCTAATCCTATGTGATAATCAACTGTGTTGCCATCGAATACAATGGACGTATCTTCTGCACCATTATCGCCAATTATCATTCGGGGATTTGTCCCTGCTATTTGAAAATTATGATAGACATAGAACGTATCAACGCTAGAAGCGAACTGAGCCGCTACTCCTCCAGACCAGTTACCATGTAAAAATCTCAGGGAATCATTTGCGTCATTCCCATAAGAATCTAGTGACCAACCAATCGAGTTATCTGTTGCTTTTCCAAAGTTTAACTGACCACCTTCATAACCTGTATCCGCTCTATAGATATAAGCATGACCTGTAACTGATATGCTCGATGCAAATGTAGCAGCTTGGGCAAAAGCAACCCCACCGCCATCAGCTATGGTCATCGCTAGGTCGCCATCGGTGAAGTCGATGGTTGCTACCTCAAGAGAACCAGTTATTTCTACACCAGATGTGTGAGTGGCTAACTTAACTGCGTTATCATAGTAAAGAGATACAGCACCGTCTTCAGCCATATACATTACTTGTTCGTCATCAGCGGCATTACGAAGACTGTATATATTAGCCCTTATTATTAATGCTCCTGTACCGCCTTCATCAAGATAGGTATTACTACCATTGTGAAATATCTGGAAGTCATTACCGTCACCAAAGGACATATAGGCTTGGTCTTTAAACTCAAGTCTATTATCTGATTGGTCCCATGTCAGGTCACGTCCAGACGTATCACCATAGAAAGTAACATCGACTCCAGTACCGTCTTTCCCAAAATGTACATCACCATAAGTAGTAACCGTCCCATCTAATCTTGTTTCACCAGAATCTACGAATAGAGCATAGTTATTGGTAGCTGCTGTTGATGCGTTCTGTATATAAACCGTTGCTGCTGTAGTTACTGAACCAGATGTTTCGGTTATATTCGGCTCAATAAACCATGCTGAATAAACATTATGAGCATTGCCGGAATTAATTACAGTTCCTGCTGGTTGCACCTGAAGTCCTGCTAATGTACCTGTTCCATCAGTAGCAGTTATAGTTCCTCTAACCCTTAAAGAAACAGCCTGTGATGTATCAGAGAAAGCACGGTCAATAGTTAATGTATATGATGAGTCCAGTCCAGAACCATTACCAAATACGCTATAGCCTTCCATGTCGAGATTGCCATTCATAGTGACATTCTGAGAAAATGTTTTTGCACCAGTAAAAGTTTGTGTAGTACTTAGATGTGCTGTATCTGCGTCAAGGTATGCTGAAGCTACTGCAGTACCTTGCCACACACCAGTAGCTATAGTCCCTACAGCAGTTACTTGTGTTTGTGAAGCGTCTACATTTAGTGTGTTAGTGGATAAGGTTAATCCTGTTCCATCAACCAAAGCTGTTTTAGAGATATCGATAGCAGCACCAGACGCTACACTTGCATTAACTACAGCATCGGCTGCTAGTTCATCTGCTCCAACTGCATCATCTGCAAGGTGAGCATTGTCTATTGAGCCATCTGTGTAGTGTTCACTGTCTATAGCATCATCGGCAATCTTGGCTCCAGTAATAGCATCTGCTGCTATATAGGCAGAAGCTATTGCAGTACCCTGCCATACCCCAGTACCTATGGTTCCTGTAGTTACCAGCCCGGTCATAGTAGTAATACTATTTTGGGTTGATGTTGCTATTGTGCCAGCAATCGTACCGCCCGAAACATTTATACCAGCACTGAATACTGGTATCTGGTTCATCGTAACTACGCCGCCAGATGAGATTGCTATAGCATCTGTATCACTAGCCGAGCCAATGTTACCAGCATCAGGTATAACTATACTACCACCAGTGGTCATTAAGCCGCCACCAGTATAAGTACCTGACACGTCTAGGTTTGCATTTACATCGGCGAGTGTTGCGTTTAGTTCGATTTCGTCTGTAGCATTAATATCCAGTATTGCGTTAGTAGGCGCATTGATATACTGGCTCGCATCATTGAACTGAATCGCCATCGTACTGTTGAGTAGTAATCCAGTATCTGCTACGTGTGTTAGCGTTACGTCTTGGTCATTACCAAGATTTATTACCGCACCGTCTGCCAGAAATAAATCTGAAAACTCTAGTGCAGCAGTTCCTAATCCTGCGCCGTCAGCCGCATCTGGTACGAGGTCTGTAACGATAGCAGGACTAGCTACCCACTCTGGGGCAGTGCCTGCACTGTTAACTGATAGTATTGTTTTTGCTGCGCCTATTCCGAGGCGTGATAGCTGTGACGTAGATGAGGCATAAGGAATATCGCCAGCGGCTTGGTTGTTGAATATATGAGTACCAACGGCTTCCCACTCCGCTTTCGATATAGCAATACCTACATCAACGTGACGTAGTTCGTTAGCCATTCGGCCTCCTTATGCTATTAAATCTACTGCTAAGGAAAATGTCATGTTTGTTCCCCCGACTGTAGCGTGCGCTCTAAACTGCATAGGTAATATACCATTGCATACCTTCCCAGCTTCTACTGTGAGGCCGGGATATATGGTCATGATTGTGGGGCCAGTTGTTACTGCATCCGCTTGCGGAATCGCATAGGCTCCTGTCCCTGCCACATCGTCGGCTAGGTCTACCCAATCACCGCCTATAGGGTCTAGCACTTGTAGTTTTACATCAAGCGTTGACGTGCCTGTCTCGGCGGTAATATCCAGATAGAATATCCCACCTTTAGCGCAGTGGTTAGTTATTATAGTGCTAGTATGTGCGCCAGCCGCTCTCAGAGCCGAAGAAAACATTATTTCTCGCTGGTTAGCCATTAGCTTGCTGTTCTCCTTTGCCATGCCTTGATATAGTCAACTGTTAATGTCTTGGAGTCACCTGATTCTCTCGACTGTACAAACACCCAAGGTGTAAGGCTAACATCTTTAGTGCAAGCACCAGTCATTGGTGCTGACCTATAAGTTTGATAACCATTTGCATCTAGTCTATAGAAATGGGCAGTTGTATCTTCAAGTGCTACTATAAGTGTCTCGTAAGTAGCTGCTACTGGTGCGAGACCGTCTTCAATCTTTGTAGCTTCTGTATCGGTATCTACACCGAAGCACTGCCAGTATGCCGTGTCATCTGTGTCGAATATCCACCCTACTGCGTCTGTAGCAGTTGTTGAATAAGAGCCTAGCGTATCTACAGCACCCGCATCGTCGTGCGCATCTGTAAAGCCAATTTCTATTTTCGCATCCGCAATATCATCTATTTTGATTCGGGCCGCCATGACACAGTTTAGCTGTCCTTGAAAGGTCAACTCTCTACTCATTGCTGAGTATCCATTGTCTGCTGTACCTGTTACCATTACTATCGTACCATTTGCTCCTGCGGATATTACAGCATCCGCTGAGCTACCACTACCTGTGTCGGCAGTTTGCCACGTTACATCTAGTACGTCACCAAGAAAGTCGTCAAATACAACCACTTGGTCTAATGTATTAAATTCTAAAAATCCAAACTCCCTAGCCAACCCTATATTATTTCGTAGGTTTTGACGGCTTGGGACATGTTGTACCGGGTTAGCCATTATTTTCTCCTATTATAGCTGGGTTCAATTCTATCCTTGTAAACTCAGGCTTGTCTTTTTTAAATACCGCTCTAATACGCCATTCTTCCATATCCTCTAGTACTACGTCACTATCCATTTCTACTGCCGGGTAGGGGCCGTTCAGCCGTAGCTGTGAGGCCAGTGCGTACCCACGCTTAATCATTGTACTTAGAAATGTATCTGCTGTAGTTTTTAGATGCGACTTTTTCAAGCCACTACTAGCATCTATAGGCATATGACAACTGCCTTCCAAAACTGTGTAGGGGTTGTCCTTCTTGGCATCTAACCTTTTCTGGAGTTTCTCT